GCAGACAAATTCAAAACATTAAACGGCAAGAAAAAACTTATTGTTGGTAATCATGATAATATTAAATGGATTGTTAAAAACGAATTATTTAAAGAAGTCATGATGTTACGTTTACTACGTGAGCATAACTTATTACTTACTCATGTTCCTATTGATATAAGTGGTTTAAGAAGTTATTCAAAAGATGGAATTTATAGATCGCATATAAATGTACATGGACATATTCATCAAAATTTTAGTCCAACTAAACATCATCGTTGTGTATGTGTTGAATGGACAGATTACAAACCAATTCATATAGATAAAGTTTTGCAATTAAATAATTTTATGATGTAAAATAAGGTTAGATATGTTTGATATAGTATTTGGAGGCTTATTATTTTTAGTAGTAGGTTTAGGTATTTGTCTAGTATTAACTTTCTTTGTATTATGGCCGATGAGAAGAAGACATTTACATGATTACTGGTGTCATCGTCAAAATATTCCAATTGGAGAAGATCATGGCAATCAAGAACCGCATATATAATTTTATTGATTCCTGCATATATAAATTACCATGCACAATTTATGTTAAACCTATTATACGCAAAGTTCTAATTATATTATTATTTTGGGGCGGTTTAGTAAACACAATCGTTTTTATGTTGTTATATGTAACTTTATATTATGGATATGATATTTTTGGTTTGAAAGAATTAATAAAAAAACCTTGACATTTTAAAACAGTTGTGTTATACTGATCTCATAGTAAAATTATAAAAAAGCGGCTGTGGTGAAAATGGTAAACACAACGGACTTAAAATCCGTCGACTTAATAGTCTTGTCGGTTCAAGTCCGACCTGCCGCACCAATTTGCAATTAAGGAGTATATTATGACAGAAGTTAATTTAAGAAAAGCGGCCGCACTTCAAAGTGAAATCAACGGTATAATCCGTGACATTAACCTTAACGTACAATCATCTTTTGATGATAAAGACCGTGTAGTAGAAGAAATGAAGGAGAACACCGAATTATGGAAAAATAATTTAATACGTCTTCGTGTGTTAAATAGTGTTCTTTTTTCTATGAGAGAAAAAGTTGCACATAAAAATATGGAAATTGGTATTTCCAAATTATTAACTGAAGAACGTGAAGTCACAAATATCGTTAACTGGTTATCCGAACTGGTAGATGATAGTAAATCTGTTCGTAGATATACTGCGGAAGAAATTATTAATCGAATGGAAAAACTTGAAAAACAGGGAGAAGATTCTCCTCGCTATTTGAGAGGAATGTCGGTATCTACTGTTCTTATTTCAAAAGAAGAGGTAGAAGAATATCGTAAAGAAATTCGTACATGTAAAAAACATCGTCAAAAAATAACCGATAAGTTATTGGAACTAAATGTTTCAACAACTATTCGTTTATCGGACAAAGAGGAAAAGGTCCTCCAGGAGGAAGACTTGATCTAATTTGTTCGTAGTGGAAAAGAGAATGTACTAAGAAACTCCACGCATCTAATGCGGCCTTAAAACTACTCTAAACCTGACTGTTCACTGCTCCTCGGTAAAGTAAAATTTGTTCATTGCTCCGAGAATATTGAACACCGTGCTTGTCTGTTTTTTGTATTTTGAAGTTTGTTTTTTGTTTAAGTTTCTTTTCTTTTTCTTTTCCACATTCCGCACACGATAAATATAATATTAAGATAAATCATTTCAAATTAAAGATTGAAGTATATGTTAACCAAATTATACACAATAGTAATACTATTATTAAGTGTATCTGGAAGTATATATTATGGATATAATCATTACATAAATTTAAAAAATCAGTTAGAAATTAAAACTTCTGAAGCATCTAAGTATAAATCCAGTCTAAAAGATGTAGAAACTACTGTAAATGTTTTAAGTGAGCAAAATTCCAAAATACAAAAAGAAACATTACAACTTCAAAAGTCTTTGCAGAAAGCAGAGAATTATAATATTGACCTTCAGAAAAAATTGAATGATCATAATCTCACAAAACTTTCTTCAAAGAAACCTGGTCTTATTGAAAAACGTATAAATGAAGCTACCTCTAAAATTTTTGCAGAGTTGGAAGAAATTACTTCTACTGATACTACCAATTAGTTTTTTATTAAACAGTTGTAGTAACAAACAACCTTCTGTTCAAAAAGAACCAGAAGTTATTATAAAAACAAAAGTTATTGAAAAGAATATTCCCATTCAAGCTAGGCCAAAGGGATTAAAACTTAATAAAAATATTACATGGTATGTAATAACACCGGATACAATAGATGCTTTTAATGAAAAAATAAACAAAGAACAAGGAAAGGAGTGGGTATTTTATGCTATAGAAGTTAAAGATTATGAAAGACTATCATTGAATGTAGCCGAAATTAGACGTTATATCATACAACAAAAAAATATTATAGAGTATTATGAAAATTCTGTACAAGATAACGTAACTCAAAAGGAAAATTAAATGTTTGAAACTGTTGAAAGTTTTCAAAAAAAAATTTATGTTTTAAGACAAAAAACAAATCAAAGTTTAATTGAAACTATAATTCAATTTTGTGATGAAAGACGTATTGAATATGAAAGTGTTGCTCCTTTTATTTCAGGAAAACTTAAATCAGATATAAGAGAGGAATTTGAACAACTTAACTTCTTACCAAAAACGAGGAAATTTCCAGACATCTTTGGTAACACCAGAGGAAGTAAAAGAAAAATATCAAGCTATTAAATTACATTTTAGTTCTAAAAATTATAATTATTTGAAATATAACGGAAAAATAAAAAAGCACAACTTTAATGATATTGTACCATATAGTATTATTGCAAAAGGAAAAGATAAAAAAGACTTTCCAGATTTTTTTATTCCAGGTTTATTCCATAATCCGAAAATAAAAATAGAATACTTTATGTCAGAAGATTATGTCTCTTCATGGAAATATTGGACAAGTTATCAAAATTCTCCAAAATACTTTTTTGAAAAAGAGTTAAATGAAATAAAATTATATCTAGAGAAAAAAAAATCTAATATGAACACGATGTTTTTAATTGAAGAAAATATAGTTCCTATGATTTATAAGTTTATAATAAAAAGTCAAGTATCACCACAAACAGTTTTATATTTGGATCAAGTCTTAAATTTTTCAAAAATAATGGAAACAAGAGTTTCTGAAAATGTTCTTTTTCCAATCATAAATCAAAGACTGAAGAAAATGAAAACCTTTTTAAAGGAGCAAGAGACAACAAGTTTGAAAAAAATCGTTAAAGAGATTTTTTGCACTTGACAAAATTATTTAAGTGTGTTAAGATCTTTGAGAGTGAATTTTGTATCAAAATGCTTTTATTAACATTTTCAAGGAGAGTATAATTTATGGATTTCAAGTCAGCTTTAAAATCTAGAACAACTAGACTTGCTTCAATGCAACAAAAGTTGGAAAAAGAATCTAAAAATACATCTTATGATGATAATAGATTTTGGAGACTAGAAGCAAAAGATGGTGTAGGTTCTGCTATCATTCGTTTTTTGCCACCAAGTCCAGATGAACAAGAAGAGTATGTAAAATACCATCGTCATGAATTTAAAGGTCCTCATGGCTGGTTAATTGATAATTGTCCAAAAAGTATTGGTAAAGAGTGTCCTATTTGTGAAGCAAATAATCAATTGTGGGCAGAAGGTGGAACTGAAAACGAAACTCTAGCAAGATTGCGTAAAAAGAAATTGAAATATGTTTCTAATGTTTTAGTTATTTCAGATCCAACAAATCCTGATAATGAAGGAAAAGTATTTTTATTTCAATACGGTCCTAAAATCTTTGAATTTATTCAGGAGAAAATTAATCCTCCTGCACCTGAATTTGCAGATATGAAACCAGAAGAGCCAATTTATGTGTTTGACTTTTTGGAAGGTTGTAATTTTCGATTGAGAATGAGAAGAGAAAAAGGTTATATCACTTATGATAAATCTTCATTTGATACTCCAACTCAGTTGGCAGAAACTGATGGTGAAATGGAAAAAATTTGGCGTTCTCAATATTCGTTAAGCGAATTTACAGCAAGTGATTATTACAAGTCTTATGATGATTTGAATAAAAGATTTCAGTCTGTAATGTTTGGTAGTAAACCTAATAACTCTCAAACTGAAGTAGATCATACAGTAACAGAAACTTCTTCTGAACCTGTTGAACAACCAGTTAGAAAGTCTGTTCCCGACTTTGTAGCTAAATCTGATAGAGTAACAACGCCTGCAGCCGAAGATGATGAACTTGCCTTTTTTGAAAAACTAGCAAGCGAATAAACTAAAACTAGAGCGGATTAATCCGCTCTTTTTCTAAAATGTTTAATGTCATCTGATTACATATTTTACTTAATAAATTCTATACTCATTATCGCATATTCTTATCCAGAAATAATTGACAAATTAATGATTGATATTAATGTTGTACTTTTTATAGTTATGGATGAATCAAAACATTTATTAAAATTTTTATAGATAAAAATATATGGAAATAGCAATTGCAAGCGATCATGCAGGGTATATAGTCAAAGATATGATAGCATCTTTCCTTGCTGATACATTAAAGCTAGGTGATATGGTTCTTAATTTAGGATGCAATAGTTCAGAATCTGTAGACTATCCTGATTATTCAAAAAAAGTTTGCTCTGAAATTATGGAAGGTAAATGTCAGTACGGTATTTTAGTTTGTGGTACTGGTATTGGAATGAGTATGGCGGCAAATAAAATTTGGGCTATACGTGCAGCATTATGTAAAGATGTTGAATCTGCTATTATGACAAGAAAACATAACAATGCAAATGTTTTATGTTTAGGTGCAAGAAATACTGACCCTAATATTATAACAGATATTGTAGATGCTTTCTTAAATACTGAATTTGAAGGTGGTAGGCATGAAGCAAGAATAAAAAAGTTTTCTACTTATAGTATTGAAATGAATTATGATTTTCCAACTGAGAATAAACTTTTAGTATAAGTATATATGTATAATATTAGTGAACATTATATAGATGATGATGAGACATGGAATAAATGTCACTTAGATGATTTATGGATATTTGATAAATTGATTCTTGCTAGAAGATTAGGTTATGTGTGTGGTCCTCATGGAGTTTCAGTTCCTCAAAAAAATAATTATATAATTAGACCCTGTGTTAATTTAATGTCAATGGGAAGAGGTGCTTTTTTTAAAGAACTTTCTCCATCTATGAATGATGAAATACCAGAAGGATATTTTTGGTGTGAAATTTTTAAAGGAAGACATTTAAGTATTGATTATGAAGACGGTGAACAAATCCTATGTGTAGAAGGATTTCGCAATACAAACAATCCCATTTGGAAATGGGATAAATGGGTTAGAACAACTGATAAAGTAAAATTTCCAAACATTCTTAAAAACTTGAAAGGTAAATACAAATACTCTAATATAGAGATGATTGACGGCAAAATTATTGAAATTCATTTGAGGTTAAATTCAAATTGGGTAGAAATGGACTATTATCAAACGTCTGAAATGATTCCTATTTTTGAAGGTATGGAGAATATTGAATATATAGATTATACATATACTAGTTCGCCTTCTTATCTAAGAAAAGGTTTTTATTTTAAAAATTGAAATAGGAGATTTTTATGTTAGCAAAATTATTTTGTTTCTTTTCGGGTGTAATTCTCTCTGTAGGAATCATGAATCCTCAAATTTATGAAAAAGCACTTATTGATTTTGAAAACATTGTTTATCCGATTATAGAGTGTAACGCACAATCATTGGCTAATTTAGATAATAGATTTGAGTTTTAAATTTTATGAAATATTATAATAAGGAAATATTATGTTTCGTTTTTTCTATGATAGTCGCTGGAGATTGTGGAGTACTCTTGGAACATTAACAATTGTTCTTGCAATATGGTATACTGTTCAGTTAGATGTACAAATAAATGAGTGGTTTGGAAGATTTTATGATGCGTTACAACGTGCTTTGTCACAACCTGGAAGTGTGACACTTGAAGAATATTATGGATACATGTATGACTTTTTTAGTATCGCAGGTATATACATTGTTGTCAATGTTATTTTCAACGGATTTTTAGTAAATCACTGGACATTTCGTTGGCGGCAAAGTATGGCAGAATATTATCATGAGAATTGGAATCGTGTAAGAAATATTGAAGGTGCAAGTCAACGTGTACAAGAAGACACTTTAAAATTCGCCCGCCTCACAGAAAACCTCGGTGTTGGATTACTAGAATCCGTTTTAATGTTAATAGCTTTTATTCCTATTCTTTGGGGATTAAGTAAGAGTGTAACAGAATTTCCTATCGTTGGACAAGTTGATCATGGACTTGTTTGGGTTGTTTTATTAACAGCACTAGGAGGAACTGTTGTATTAAGTTTGGTAGGTTGCAAACTACCTGGTATAGAATATGATATACAAAAGGAAGAAGCTGCATATCGCAAAGAACTTGTACATGGAGAAGACAATGAATACCGTGCAGA